CAGCAACTGGTGGACGTTTACACGTTGTTATGTCTATAGATGAATACTACACAGGCTTAAATTAATAGAGGGAGATTAATATGGGAGTTTTTTTACCAGTTTTTTATTTAATAGGTGGTATTATAGTACGAGCTGCAGCTAAAAAAACAGCAGAAAAATTAGCGCAAGCAGGTGCAAAGAAATTAACTAAAGATGCAGTAAATGCTTTAGTTAAGGATGGCGCAAAGATTACAAAAGCTACAACTAAAAATGTTGATAAAGTTATTAACACTGCAAAAAGCATGGAAAAGGGATTTAAATTTGTAAGAAATCAAGGGGGGAAGCCTATGGGTTTTGCAACAAGAGCTAAACCACCTGAAGTAAAAATTTCATCTGTTGATCTTAAACCTTTACAAACATCTATAGGGCAAGGCCCAAAAAGACTAGGTGATGATTTTAAATTTGCAGAAGTTATTCCACCTAAAGGTGGTAAATCTCCTAAATTAAAAGGCCCAAAAATTAGAAAAGATGCTGATGATGCTGTAGTAGGCGATTTAAGTATTTTTAAACCTAGAGTAGGTGCTGCTCCATATCCATTAGTAACTAGAATAGCTAGTGAATTAAGAAGGGCATTAGACTCAGGAGAAACATTAGTTGAAATTAAACCTATTTTAGATGAAATGGAAAAAATAGAAATGCCTAGTTTAGGATCAGATGCAGAAGCAGGAGAACCACCTGATTTAGATACAACACCAGACGCATCCTTGCAAAGAGATGATGAAACATTTGATGCAATGGGAGAAGAAACAGAAGTAATGGAATCTGAACCTAGTTTTGATTCTTTTGGTGAGGCATTTAGTTACTATAGAAGACAAAAGAGAGTGCCTACATTTATGTATAAAGGTAATCTATATACAACAAGATTTAAAGAAGAGACAGTACCACAACACAAAAAACTGTTTAATGTAACAGGATCATACGCAGAGGATTATCAATCTAGAACAGGAGTATAATCCCCAATGGCTAATTTTTATGTACCTAAAGGTGAAGAAGATTTTTTATCACCTTTTGGCCCTACAATGGGCTATAAAAAATTATCAAAAGAGTTTGTAGACACTCTTAATACAAAAATGAATGATCAATTAGAAGATTTTTCTGATAATCTTGTAGGTAAAGTTTCTCAAGAGTTATTGTTTACAGAAGAGATTAATGCACTATTTTTAAAAGAAGTATCAACTTTTATAGGTAAATACCAAAACTTTAGTGAACAAGTAAATACTTTTGGTAGAAAAAGATTAGATGGTGAAAAATATAATTATGGTGTTCAGATTGTCAATGGTTGGTTTGTAAGACAATTTGAAAATGAATATAATCCTGTGCATATACATACAGGTTGTCGTTTGTCTTGTGTAGGTTATTTAAGTTTGCCAGAAGGTATAGAAGACGAATGGGAAGAAGACTATAAAGATCATCATCCTAGTAATGGGCATATACAATTTTTAAGTGGAACATCTTCAGGATATACATCAACTAACTTTATGGTTAAACCTCAAGTAGGAGACTTTTATGTTTTTCCTAATCAGTTGTTTCATTGTGTATATCCATTTAAGACTAAAGGTGAAAGAAGATCATTTAGTGTAAATATGAATTTTGTAGAAGTGCCAAAGGATAAAAAAGATGCAAAAAAATAGTGAAGATAATAAAATAGAGAATACATCTCCAATAATTAATTTTGAAGATAAAGATTATAACTTAGCAGATCTAAGTCCTACTTCTAAATATCTTACTTCTCAGATAGCTGATTTACAAGCAAAAGAGAATAAGTTAAAGTTTGAGTTAGATCAAGTCTTGGTAGCTAAACAAGTTATGTTAGAAAAATTTAAAGAGAGTCTGAAAGATGAAAAGCTTAACTGAAAAGCAACAAAAGTTTCTTAATGTGTTATTTGAAGAGGCTAATGGTAAAGTTGTGTTAGCTAAACAATTAGCTGGCTATTCAGATAATACAACAACAACAGAAGTTGTACGAGGACTTAAAGACGAGATTGCTGAAGCTACAAAAGAATACCTAGCTCGTGTTGCTCCTAGAGCAGCATTTGCTATGGGTAATGCTTTAGATAATCCAACTGAATTAGGCATTAGAGATAAGATGACAGCCGCTAAAGATCTATTAGATAGAACTGGACATAATAAAACAGATAAGATGGAAGTAACATCTCCTAGTGGTTTGTTTATTTTACCACCTAAAAATGAAGAACACGATGAGAAATTATCGTAAAGAGTATGCAACATATCATGCATCTCCTATTCAGAAAAAAAGGAGAGCATCTAGAAATGCTGCACGAAATAGTTTAAAGAAAAGAGGTCTTGTTAGAAAGGGAGATGGCAAGGACGTAGATCATATAAATATGAATCCGTTGAACAATTCAACAAAAAACATACGTATTACTTCATCTTCCTTCAATAAAAAAAGACAACCACCAACAAAAAGAAAAAGAGTATGAATCTTCAAGCTGAAAGCATAGGTTTCTGGACTTTACCTGAACCAGAAAAAATAGAAGACACAAGTCAGTGGTTGCCTATTCCTAGAATATCTAGAACAATACCATTTGGGTATGAAGTAGATAAAGAGGATAACGATGTGCTTATACCAGTTGCTAATGAATTAGAATTATTAGAACAAGCTAAAATACACTTACGTCAGTATAGTTATAGAGAAGTAGCAAATTGGTTAAGTCACGAGTCAAAAAGATACATATCTCATGTGGGATTACGTAAAAGGATAAAGGATGAGCAGATCCGTAAGAAGTCAGCTTCAATTAAACGTCAGTGGGCCGAAAGGTACAAAAAGGCAATCCAAGCGGCAGAAAAAATTGAAAAAGGAAGACTTGGAGCTAGAGAAACAACAGACAGTAGTACAGCCCTCTAGCACTTCTATTGACCCTTATCAAGGTAGAAAAGTAATATTTAAACCTAATGAAGGGCCACAAACAGATTTTTTAGCTTCATCTGAACGTGAAGTTTTATATGGCGGCTCAGCAGGTGGTGGGAAATCGTATGCCATGCTTGCAGATCCTTTAAGATACATAGCACATCCTCAGTTTTCAGGATTGTTAGTACGTCACACAACAGAAGAATTACGTGAATTAGTTTGGAAGTCACAGGAGTTATATCCTAAAGTAATTCCTGACATCAAATGGTCTGAACGTAAAATGCAGTGGGTAGCTCCTTCAGGGGGTCGATTATGGTTTTCATACCTAGATAGAGAAGAAGATGTATTACGCTATCAAGGTTTGGCATTTACATGGATTGGATTTGATGAACTTACACAATGGCCTACGCCTTTTGCATGGAATTATTTACGTTCTCGTTTACGTACTGCTAGTGACGATCTTCCTATTTATATGAGGGCAACTACAAATCCAGGTGGTGCAGGTCATCAATGGGTTAAGAAGATGTTTATAGATCCCTCGCCTTATAATCAAGCATTTTGGGCAACAGATATAGAAACAGGAAAAACACTAGAGTATCCTAAAGGACACAGCAGAGAAGGTAATCCTTTATTTAAACGTAAGTTTATACCTGCTAAATTATTTGACAATCCTTATTTAGCTGAATCAGGTGAATATGAAACAATGCTGTTATCATTACCTGATCATCAAAGAAAACAGTTATTAGAAGGAGATTGGGATGTTGCTGAAGGATCAGCTTTTCCAGAATTTAATAGAGAGGTTCACGTTGTTAAGCCTTTCGATATCCCAAATAGTTGGAAGAAATTCAGGGCTTGTGACTATGGGTATGGAAGCTATACTGGTGTACTTTGGTTTGCTGTTGCTCCTGACGAACAATTAGTAGTTTATAGAGAGCTATATGTAAAAAAAGTTTTAGCTACAGATTTAGCTGACTTAATATTAGAGGCTGAAAAAGAAGATGGTAATATTGTTTACGGTGTTTTGGATTCTAGCCTTTGGCATAAGCGTGGGGATACTGGCCCATCTTTGGCTGAACAAATGATTATAAAAGGTTGCAGATGGCGACCATCAGATAGAAGTAAAGGTAGTAGAGTATCAGGTAAAAATGAAATACATAGAAGATTACAAGTAGATGAGTTTACAGAAAAACCTCGTTTAGTATTCTTTAATAATTGTACAAATACTATTTCTCAATTGCCTTCAATACCACTGGATAAAAAGAATCCAGAAGATGTAGATACAAACGCAGAAGATCACTTATATGATGCTTTACGTTATGGCATTATGACTAGACCTAGAAGTAACTTGTTTGACTATAATCCCTTAACATCAAACTCAGGTTTTCAAGTTGCAGATGAAACATTTGGATATTAAACTATGGCAGAAAATACAGACGTACCCTTTGATACAGATAATATATCTTCTTTAAAAGAGGACACTGAAGAACAGTCAAAAGACTTTGAAGAGAATAGTATTATCTCATTCATTATGAGTAAGTTTAATCGTGCTGAAGATGCACGAAGAAATGATGAAACACGATGGTTACGTGCTTATAGAAACTACAGAGGTTTATATAGTTCTGAAGTACAGTTTACTGAATCTGAAAAGTCTAGAGTATTTGTTAAAGTAACTAAAACTAAAACATTAGCAGCCTATGGACAAATTATAGAAGTATTATTTGGTAGCTCTAAGTTTCCATTAAGTGTAGATCCAACTAAATTACCTGAAGGTGTAGCTGAATCTGTACACATAAATTTAGATCCGAATGCAGAAAAAGGTATTAATGAATTAAAAGAAGCATTTGAAGAAGTACCTAATGAACCATTTGTTTTAACACCAGATACAGAACTAAAAGCAGGTGAGACTTTAACTAAATTAGAAGAACGATTAGGGCCACTAAAAAAGAAATTAGATCCTGTTTCAGAAAAAGTAATTGAGGGTACAGGCTCAACACAAACAAGTGTAACTTTTCATCCAGCTATAATAGCAGCTAAAAAGATGGAAAAGAAAATACATGATCAATTAGAAGAGTCAGGTGCAAATAAACAATTAAGATCTTTAGCATTTGAGATGGCTTTATTTGGTACAGGCATTATGAAAGGGCCATTCGCTGTAGATAAAGAATATCCTAACTGGAATGATGAGGGTGAATATGATCCAGTAATTAAAACTGTACCGTCAACATCTCATGTTTCTATTTGGAATTTTTATCCTGATCCTGATGCATATAATATGGACGAAGTTGAGTTCGTTATTGAAAGACATAAAATGTCAAGAACACAACTACGAGCATTAAAAGACAGACCTTATTTTAGTGATGAGTCTATTGAAAAAGCTATTGATAGAGGAGAGACATATACTCGTAAGTATTGGGAAGAGGATATGGAAGATGGTGGATACAACTATGCTCCTTATCGTTACGAGTTATTAGAGTTTTGGGGATACGTAGATAGAGATATATTAGAAGATAATGGTATTGATATACCACCTGAATTACAAGACTTAGATCAAATTAATATTAATGCATGGGTTTGTAATGATGTAGTATTACGACTTGTAATGAATCCATTTAAACCTATTCGTATTCCATACTACGCTGTGCCTTATGAAATTAATCCATACTCGTTCTTTGGTATCGGTATAGCTGAAAATATGGATGATACGCAAACTTTAATGAATGGATTTATGCGTATGGCTATTGATAATGCTGCTTTATCTGGCAACTTAATTATAGAAGTAGATGAAACTAATTTAGTGCCAGGTCAAGATTTATCAGTCTATCCAGGTAAAGTTTTTCGTAGACAAGGTGGCGCACCTGGTCAAGCTATCTTTGGTACAAAGTTTCCTAATGTAGCAGCTGAAAATATGCAGTTGTTTGATAAAGCTAGAGTGTTAGCAGACGAGAGTTCAGGCTTTCCTTCTTTTGCACATGGTCAAACAGGCATACAAGGTGTAGGACGTACAGCATCAGGTATTAGTATGCTTATGTCAGCAGCTAATGGATCAATTAGAAGTGTTGTTAAAAACGTAGATGATTATTTAATTGGGCCAATAGGCAGAGCATTTTTTAGTTTTAATATGCAGTTTGATTATGATGAAAGCATAAAAGGCGACTTAGATGTTAAGGCTCAAGGTACAGAAAGTCTCATGGCTAATGAGGTACGTAGTCAAAGATTAATGCAATTCTTACAAGTTGCAAGTAATCCTGTATTAGCACCTTTTGCTAAGATGGATTATATTATTCGTGAGATTGCAAAAGCAATGGATTTAGATCCAGATAAAATTACAAACAACTTACAAGATGCTGCTATTCAAGCTGATATTCTTAAAAAGTTTCAACCACCACCAACACCACAAGGACAAGCTCCACAAGCAGGTGGCCCACAAGATACAACAGGCGCAGGAGGTGGAAACATAGGAACTGGTACAGCACCTACACCAGGTGAACAAGGATTTACAGGAAATGAAAATGCAGCAGAATCAGCAAGACAACGTGCAAGAGAAGAAACATAATATAGGTAGACTTAAAGGTTTTGTTAATAACAAAAATATGTATGATTGTTTTATATTAGAATTAGAAGATCAGATTAATACATATCAAAACTCTTTACTACAAGCATCAGATTTAGTGACTGTACATAGAATGCAAGGATCTATATTTGCTTTAAAAAAATTAAAATTACTTAGAGATAAAGTTAATGGAAACAAATAAATATCGTCTTTTGTATTTTATACCTCCTGAATTGCGTAAACACGTTAAGTTTGTAAAAGGTCTTCCTAAAATAATAGCAGACACTATAACTAATCCTAATACTTATGCAACACTTAATCAGGTGTTAAATCCTGTTGAATGGGTTATAGCTCCAGTAAGGAATACACGTAAGTTTATTGATAGTGGTTATAAAGATATGGGTGCGTTAACTAACGCCACAATAGAGACTTTAGGATTAGCTGCTGGTCCTATAGCTCATAAATATGCTTCTACTCTATCTCCTGTAGCAAGTAAGGGTGTTAGTTCAGGAGTTAAATCTCTTCAAGAGTTAGTAATGCCTTTAGGTGCTTCTGATGATGTAGCTGAAGAAATTTCTAAAAAAACAGGTGTAAATAGAAGACAGTTTATTGCAGGAACTGCAGCACTTGGAGCAGCATCAGGATTAAAAGGTGTAGGTGATATTTTTCCCACACCTAAAGTAATTAAAGCAACTGCTAAAAGTCCAATATTAAAATCTATAACACGTTTATCTAAGTTGAACAAAAAGTTTAAAGAAACGTCTAATGAAATTTCTGATCCACAAATGTCTGGTAGGTATTTTCGTAACAAAGAAGAAGCCTTAAAAGAACAAAATGAGATTTTAGAACAAGAAAAGAATCTGGATAATGTAGTAAACTCAGTCAATCAAGAACTTAAAGACCTTAAAAATAATATTCTTGAAGCAGGCTATGAAGGAGTGTCAAAACTCACTAAAAAAGAGTTAATAAATTTACGAAAACTTTTTACTGATGGTTATTCAATTGATAACAGATTCACATCGCCTAACAACCATGCTAGGGGTTGGGAACCTACAGTGGTTGTTGAAGATGCAAGGGGTAATAAAGATCAATCATATTTCGTACCAGTAAATGATATTATTAATAAAGCTTTAAAGGAAAAAGGGCTAACAGATTTAAATAATTTTGTAAAAATAAGAGATGCGAGTAAAAAAGATTCTTACGGAGTTAGAAATCGTGAACGTGCAAAAAAATTAGGATTAGAAGATGAGTATATTTATGACAG